CCATATAGGCTCCCACCAAGCCAGCGCCACTAATATAGAAAAGATTGCTTATATCTGAAAGAGCTTCAACCCTTTCTATCTCCACAAAAAACATAGCTAGCGTAAAAGCGCCCATAGCCACCAAAGTCGCGGTGGCCATTCTTCTTTGAGCGCGCAGCTTTCGCATTTCATGCTCTGCCTGCCGTATTTCCTTTGCATGAGCAAGTTCAGCATCAGTGATTTCGCCGTCTCCGTCGAGATCATACTGAGCATACGCTGTGCCTTTTTCAAACTTCTTCGCGGCCATAGTTCCCTCTAAGTAACGCGGAACTTTCTTGGTTTTCTTACTCGCCCCTGCCCACGACATACAGCGCCGCCTTTGGCAAAGTTAAAGTAATATTGTCCTTCCTCGTCCCTCTTGTAGAAAGGCTTTCCTTTCATAGATTCAGGGCGATTATATAGCTCCTGCAAGATACTAAGCTGAAGGTCAGAAAGCCCTGTAGCCATCTCATAAATGGGATTATCTCTACCGGGACGGCGATAGCCTTCATCATCAGCCATTATCTGACTCCTAAGAACCGTTGTGGTCTAGCAATAGAAGAGAAGCGAGAAATAACGCCGCCCTTATTTTTTCTTTGCGGCTGCCTTCTTTTTTGGAGCGGCTTTTTTCGTTGCTGGTTTGGCTTTGACTTTCCCGCCGTTGACAACGCTATCGCCACCGCTTGTCTCTGCGGATACCCCTCCGATCTCAGCTTGCTGATGTTGCTGCTGATCGTCCTTTGGCTTTTGCCTTTCTTCAAGGGCATGGCGACGCTCCACTTTTCTGGCCTTCATTTGCTCCGCAACTTTGCGGGATTGAGAACTAGCTGACATTATTGCCTCCTATTCACTAGATTAGCAGCAGCGATATCTCGCTGTGCCTGCACACGGTCATCAGCGACCCTAATGCGCTCTTCATTTGCCTCTTCTTGCAAATCAAGACGCTGTTGAGCCAATAGGACATCGTTGCGCTCTTTCTCGCGCTCAAGCCCCTGCTTCTCTTCAAACTGTCGAGATTTTTCCTGAATCTCTGCGCCTCTCAGAGCAAGCTCTTGCTGTCTGATCGCTACTAGCGGATCAGTGTTATCCGCAGGAGAGACCGCCTGTGCATATTGCTCAGTAAGCTCACCAATCAGAACGGCTGCTGCATCATCTATCTGGCCCTGAAGCTGCTGCATCATCATCGGATCTTGCTGCATCATCATTTGCGCTTCAGGAGGAAGGCTTGCCATGACTTGTTGCTGTGCCTGTATCTCAGCCATCATGCCAATATGCTCAGAAATATGACCCTGTATGGTCATAACGATGTTCGCATTGGCCTGTGCCACAGGCGTCGATAGCATAGCCAAATGCGCCTCAATATGAGCGGCATGGTTCTGCTGCGGGAACGCTTGCAGCCTCTGATTGCGCAATGCTTCCTGATTTTCACGCGCAGGATTCATCGGCTGGGGCTGTGGCGGCCTCGGCAGGATGGAATCAATGTTTGTGACGCCCAAAGCCTCGTACATCTTGCGATACGCCTGATAAAGACCCTGTGGTCCGCCATGAATGTCGGGATTTGACTGCACAAGCTGTAATTGTGTCTGCGCAAGGGCAATTCTTTGCGACATTGAGAAGATATTAGGGTCAGAAACGGGCAAAACGTCGATTCTGTCGTCAAAATCTGACTGTTTTATCTCTGGCGGCGCACCGGGAACCGGATATGGGTACATTGGAGCGCTAAATCTGGCAAATACGCTAGATAGAAGCTTGAATTCCTGCTTCTGAGAGTAATGAAGGCGCTTGTGAATGGCGCTCATCACCTTTGTGCCGCGTTCCATGATGGCCATGGTAGTGCCAACAGGAGTTTCGCCGCTCATTTCGCCAACTTTCATGTCAGCCATGGACGCAAAGCGGCGACCAGAGTCAACAAGAGTGCCAAGAAGCTGATAAAGCGTTGCTGACGGCTCCTTGAACGGCAGTGTCATGATGGATTGGCGGATATCCATGCCAGCAGCGTCGATATCACGGAACTCACCGGGCTGAAGTGGCTCATCTTCGTCCCTAATACGCGCGCCACGAGCCTTAAAGCCAGCAGGGAGGTTAGATAGCGTGCCAGCATCAATAAGCTGCCGTAGCAAGCTCGTAGAGGCTTGGGACAGCCCCCCAATCATGTGGGTCAAACCAAAGCCGTAGAAGCCAAGTCCGGGCAGAAACTTGTAGTGAACGAAGTATTGCTGCCTGCGCATCAGCATATCGTTCTGGTCATAGTTCCTGCGAATAGCAAGAATGTCGCCAGTGGACTCCAAAATGGTCACAATGTACGGGACACGAAGGCCGCTAGGCTCTCCGTTCATGTCCATATCCTCGAAACCCTCAAGATCTAGTGTTGTATGCACCTCATACAACGTCATCTCGTAGGACTGACCAGACAATTGTACGCCTTGTGCGCCGTCGATAGCTTCCTGAACATCTGAGTAGTCAGATTCGTTGTTGCCACCTGTCGGAAGATCAATGTCTCTGTAAAAGCCAGCAATCTGCATCTTGCGCACTTCGTTGCTATCCATACGAATAACGTGCGTAATGCGCGGCGCAGTAAGAAGATCAGTCGCGCCATAAGGCACAACGAGGTCTTCAGCGTGAACAAACTTGCTCACACCGCGCTGAAGCAGCGGATCAAAGTAAACTTTCTTGAAGGTGGAACCCACAATCGGCAGATAAAATAGCATCTGATCCGTCTCAGGATCGTACTCTTCCATCTCGTAGGTGAGCATGTAATTCATGTAATTCTTTACACGCTCTGCTTGTGCGACTGTTTCTTCAGTCTCAACGCCCACAGTCTGACAGCGCACAGGCCCACCTGACGGCAGCATCTCACGATATGCCTGTGCCTGAAACTGCGTTACAGATTCAGAAAGAAGAGGGTGTACGACGCCAGTAGCACCAGCAAAAGGCTCTGAACGCTCATCATATTCCATCCCAAGAAGGTTGATGCCGCGCTTATATGTCTCCTCCCAATCACTGCGAGAAGAAATGTCATCGTCAATGTCACCAACAAGATCAGACGAAATCCGCATAAGCTCGGATTCGTCCACATAATCAGCGAGGTTTGCATCGAAAGGAACAGGAGCTACTTCGATCTGCTCCTCTATCTCTCCAACAAGAACAGACCCATCTTCCATTTGCTGAATGTCAGGGTTCTCAGGCAGAAGAGGCGCGACCTCTATCTCCTCTGGATTCATATCGTCCATGGGTAACTGTATGCCGCCAGCACCGATACCTTTTTCAATCGCCATATTTCACTCCCATAGGTGAGGCTGACATCGGCGCTACTCGGTGTGGAGGAAGTAGCTGTGCCGTCGAAGGGCAAGAGACACAAAGCCAGACGCCAGCCTCTTTACCCTTATACATGCTTACCGGATTCCCTTGAACCCTCTGCCACTAATAGCAGAACGTGCGCCACGAACTTCCCCACCATTCTCATACTTCTGAGCAAGATCAGGATTCATTTTCTGTTGAACTTTTTCTGGCAGCTTAGAGAAGCCTTTGAACTTAGCAGGAACAGCGCCACCCTCTTCCATACCGGCATATTGCTCTCTCAACTTTTTGACTGCCTTGGGATTTTCTTGGCGCGTTTCTTTTACCGCTTTCTTAATAATCTTATCTTGAGACATGCTAGGTAGGCCAGATTCCATGTCCGCCCTTTTACCTTTGTACACATCTACCAACGCATCACCGAGACTCTTTGGCAAAACTTGAGGCATTGGTGTGCTGCCCCGTCGTGCCATCGGATTTTTTTTGCTTTTCTTAATAGAACCGCCTCTTCCAGACATCACCTGACTCCTTTGAACATACCACCACGACCAGCTAGGACTGCGCCGCCGTTCTTAAATTTGCGTGGTGGGACTGCGCCACCCCCAGCAAAAGCATAATACTCACCACTAGCCTCTTTATCGGGTCCAAGATCAATTGGAAAAACTTGAACCTCGCCTCTTGGGGCCTCTCTAAGATCAGCCGCATAACCCTTTTTTTTCAATGCTCGTCTTACTTGACTAGCATTCATGTCGCCAGTCGCATACGCAGAAAGAATATCTTGAACATCTTGACTATAAGCCATCAATAATACTCCTTACGCCTGCGGTATGCGTGGATGTCATCGTCTTCATAGTCAGCGCGAGTGCGTATAAAACCACCTTGCCTAAAACGAAGTATAGCCTGTGTCATGCTATCGGCCAAGTCATCGTGTTCTCCGTTGGGAAACGCTGCACACTCCTCAATGACCTCTTCAGCCCATCTAGTGTCCGGTGACCACACCATGCCACTCTCAAAGACGGGTGAGCAAGCATTCATACGAGAAAACTTGTCAGCACCTCTGCCGGGCGTAAACGCACTCACAGGGATCCCCATCTGGCGCATCTCATGAGTGAGCGGCGTACCAGACGCCTTCTGCTCTATAAGCACCATGTCAGGGTCATAGTCGTTGTAGAGCCTCAAGGCTGCGTCCTTTAGCTCTGGGAACTCCCATCGTCCTTTTTCCGCATCCAAGAGAATAATGGCAGGCTCATCACCTTCGTCCGGGTAGAAGATACCCCACGTTGTAATCGCGCTATAGTCTGCTCTTTCGCTTTTTGTAAACGCTGTATCGTAGCTTTGAATAATGTATTCACACGCTGGAGGATTATCAGCTTCCCAAACATTCCACCACTCCCTCTTGATGATTGCGCCTTCTTCGGCGGTCGGGTTCTGGAGGTACTGCGCATTCCACTTACTAACAGGAATACTTGCCCTAACACCTTCTAACTCGTCTCTGCTCCAGAATTCTGGCCACAACACGTTGTCTGTATCGGGGAAGATCGCCGGAAACTCCACAACCTCCCACTGGTCCGCTCCGCCCTCGGCCTGCTTCTGCAATACCTTCGCGGTCAAATCCCTGATCGACCACCTCGTCAT